CTCAAGCTGACCGGGTTGAACGGGAAATAGAAATGGAAATGCTGCGGCAGGGATCATCCTCTGCCGCTCATTTGTTATGGAGGTAAAAATGATACATGAACTCAGTATAGACATTGAAACATATTCAGATGAGGATATACGGGCAGCGGGAGTGTATAAATATGCCGATTCCAAAGCCTTTGAGATACTCCTTTTCTCATACAGTACCGACGGGACTGATGTGGAAACAGTCGATCTTGCACAAGGCGAAATCATACCGACTGAGATACTTGAAGCCATAGTGTCCGAGGACATTATAAAATGGGCATTCAATGCTTCCTTTGAACGTGTCTGCCTGTCGGTTTACATAAAGCGCCATTATCCGGCATTGTTCAAAAGCTACAGTATAAGCGAAGATACTGTCGGGGATTACCTTGATCCGTCATCCTGGAGATGTTCGATGGTTTGGTCCGCGTATATGGGGCTTCCCATGTCACTCGCAGAAGTCGGGCGGGTGCTGAAACTCGATGACCAGAAGATGACGGAGGGAAAAGCGCTCATCCGGTATTTCTCTGTGCCGTGCAGACCGACAGCAACGAATGGCGGGAGAACAAGGAATCTCCCTGAACATGCGCTGGAAAAGTGGGAAACATATAAAAGATATAACATGCGGGATGTCGAGGTGGAACTTGCGGTAAAAAGGCGGCTCGCCGGGTATCCGGTACCGGACGCGGTCTGGGAAGAATACCATCTGAGCGAGGAGATAAATGACCGTGGGATACGGATAGACAGGCAGATGGTGGAGAATGCCATAAAGTTCGATGAGAGGGCACGAGAGAGCCTTGAGAGCGGCATGAGACATCTGACCGGACTTGACAATCCGAACTCAGTCCAGCAGCTTTCGGGGTGGCTGAAAACCAAAGGACTGGAGGTGACTTCGCTTGATAAAAAGGCAGTCGGGGAAATGCTCACTGATGCAAAGGGCGATGTGCGTGAGGTACTCATGCTCAGACAGCGACTCTCCAAATCATCGGTTCGGAAATACCATGCGATGGATACGGTAGCATTATCGGATGACAGGGCAAGAGGCATGTTCATGTTCTATGGAGCGAGCAGGACGGGCAGATTCGCGGGGCGGCATGTGCAGCTGCAGAACCTTCCACAGAACCACGCTCCTGATCTTGCGCAGGCAAGAGAACTAGTGCGAACTGGAAATTATGACTCGATGGAGATGCTCTATGACAGCGTTCCGTCAATGCTTTCGGAACTCATCAGGACAGCATTCATTCCGCGCACCGGATACAAGTTCTGCGTTGCAGACTTTTCCGCAATAGAAGCCAGGTGTCTCGCGTTCCTTGCAGGAGAGGACTGGAGACAGAAAGCATTTGCTGAAGGCAAGGATATTTACTGCGCGAGTGCAGAGAAAATGTTTCATGTCCCGGTCGAAAAGAACGGAGTCAACGGAGAACTCAGGCAGAAGGGAAAAATTTCTGAACTTGCTCTCGGCTACGGCGGGGCTAGCGGGGCCTTAAAAGCAATGGGCGCAATCGATATGGGACTCAGGGAAGAAGAACTGAAACCTTTGGTGGACGCGTGGCGAACAGCGAATCAGAACATCGTGCAGTTCTGGTGGGATATAGACAAAGCAGCCAAAGATGCAATCAGGATGAAAACAGAAGTGGAGTCGCGTGGATTCACATTCACCTGCAGAAGCGGGATGCTGTTCATAAAACTTCCTTCCGGCAGGAGCCTGTCATATGTCAAACCGCATATCGGGGTGAACCGTTTCGGATGGGAAAGCATCACATACATGGGCATCGGAACAGCAAGGAAGTGGGAAAGACTTGAGACCTATGGCCCGAAACTTACGGAAAACATCTGTCAGGCAGTATGCGCCGACATCTTGAAGTATGCAATGCGTACACTGTCGCACTGCTTCATAGTGGCTCATGTTCACGATGAACTTATCATAGAATGCAGAAAGGATGCGTCCCTTGATGCGATATGCGAGCAGATGGGCCGCACTCCTCCGTGGATAAAAGGACTGCTCCTAAGAGCCGATGGGTACGAATGCGATTTTTATCAGAAAGATTAAACAAAGAGCCTGGAAGAATCAAACTTCCAGGCCAAATAACATCACTGTATTGGATACTTTGCATAGTATTGCATCTCGCAGCTGTATTTCGAATCAAGTCCTTTCTCGATTTTTATCGGTATCAGGTGCTCTTTAAGAAAATCCAAGTCGGATAATTCTGTGAACGGAAGTCTGTTCTTATCCGCCTTGATTCCTGCAGTGCTAAAATCGCGGTCTAGTATAATATAACCGCCTGCTTTTTTGGCATATGCTTTAAAGCGTATATCACCAAATTGAGAGTTGTATATCAGTTCGGCTTCCTGTGATAGAATGTGGCAGTAGAATTTATTGGGATCAGCACCGCATTCTATAAAAAGATGCATAAGATAATCTGCTACAGTTTTTTCTTTATCAGTCAAATCACGGTCATAATTATAGGTCGTTGGCATACATGCATGTTCTGCCAAATCAACATATTTTTCCAAGTCATCGAATGATTGGAAATCGGAAAGCCAGTGTCGTACCTGCTTGTTTGATTGACTGGCAAAGAGCGGATCATTCATAAATTTTTGCTGATCTTCCATTGATAAGGATAAAGATATCCACTTTACATTGTCTGTTATCTTGATCCGAATGAAATCATCGAGATCAAATACCAGGGAAGTATAATCAGATGAACGATGTTCTATCTTGAAACGTGACTGTTCTTTACCTCTTTTAACAAGTTCTTCTATAAAGAATTGGCATGCCTCTTCCTCATCGTTATGTCCGATAGCACGATCCTCCTGCCCGATATTTATTCCATTAAATCCAATAATTATCTGTCCGGACTTAGGAGCGGCATCAGCTTTTGCTGCACATTCGGGACATAATCCTCTGGCATTCAGCTTTAAAAACAATCCTTTTTTACCACAATTTTTACATTTCGCCATGATTCTCACCTCTGCATCAATTATAACATCTAATTCAAAATATGCTTGCTCAAAATCACTTCTCCTGTCCTTTGAATACTGAGGGATAGGAGAAGTTTTTATATCCCGGAAAGGAGGAGACAGCTTGGATGAAATATTAAGCAGGAAGAACAGCGAAGGATATACCGATATGACCGCGTATAAGGCGATACTGTCAGCTGACGGTTTTGACTACAGGCCGCTGGTATATATCTGCTCGCCGTATTCGGGCGACATCAAAAAGAATACGAACAATGCAAGGAGATACTGCCGGTACGCGGTAGACAAGGGAGTCATACCCATGTGCCCGCATCTTCTGTTACCGCAGTTCATGCGGGAGGATACGGAAAGAGATCTTGCACTGTTCATGGATCTTGTACTTCTTACGAAGTGCGCGGCTGTATGGGTATTCGGTAACACTGTTACTGACGGTATGCGGCTTGAGATCAACAGAGCGGAAAAAAGAGGACAGGAAGTCAGGTTCATAGAAGAGGAGGAACTTTCATGCATGAAGTAAGAGAACAATTAAAGGAGATAAACGGGACACCTATCGTTACATATGAGAGGGACATATGGGACGCTAATGTCCTTGAAGCCGAAGCCGGGACCACCGGGTTCATGGGAGGCGATGCCGGTCACGGAGGAAAAACATATTTCCGCATACAGGATGGAGGCGGGACGGCTATCAATGCTATGCCGCTGAAAGGAAGGAACGGTGAAAGCGAGGGTTTCGAAGTGCTTCTTTCAGGGGATGCGGAACTTCGCACAGTGATAACGGCGCTGAAATTCATCGTATCCGTCCTGGAAGATGAGAGCCGGGAGGAGGATGACTGATGGAGATGACTATTTACACAGCTGACTGCACCGGCAACGAAAGGAACAGCCTGTATCCGAATGTCTGCCCGGTAAACAGTGAAGACGCACTGAAGTCAGCTGTTTCCAAAGACCATGTCACGGCTAAGTTCCACAGGAGCCACCGCAGCAGCAGTGATTTCGAATCATCGGACTGCGAGGTAATGGACTGCGACAACGACCACAGTGACGATCCGGCGGAATGGGTGACACAGAATGATATAGCCGAACTGCTCGACGATGTCTCGTTTGCCATAGTCCCAAGCAGGCATGACGGGAAAGAAAAGGACGGAAAATCGGCCAGACCGAGGTTCCATGTGTATTTCCCGCACGGCATCATGACAAAAGCAGCTGATTCAGCGGCGCTCAAGAAAAAGATATTTGAAGCATTTTCGTTTTTTGACGGGAACGCACTGGACGCGGCGAGGTTCATCTACGGTGCTCCGTGTGAAACCATCTTATGGCATGAAGGGATGCTGACCATCGATGAGTTCCTTGCAGAAAGCGGTGACGCACATACATCATCGATACCGCAGGGGCAGAGGAACAGCACGATGTCAAGGTTCGCCGGCAGAGTACTTAAAAGATACGGCATATCGGAAAGATCACACGGTATCTTCATGGATGAGGCGGTAAAATGCGACCCTCCGCTCCCTGGAAGCGAGCTTTCAAAGATATGGTCAAGCGCCTGCAGGTTCGCAAAAAAGGTTCAAAGTCAGGAAGGCTATGTGCCGCCGGAAGAATACGAGTTTGAAAATGAATCACTTAAGCCTGCCGATTACTCGGATATAGGGCAGGCGAAGGCACTGGTCAGGGAATACAAGGATGAACTCAAATTCACGCCCGCAACTGACTTCATACGTTACGACGGATACCGCTGGGTGGAATCAAAGCAGAGAGCCGTGGGCGCTATGGAGGAATTTTTAGACCTTCAGCTTGAGGATGCGAAGGACGAACTGGATCATGCTTTCAAGGCCCTGATGGGTGCCGGAGTGTCAGAAGAAAAGATAAAAAGCGGGGGCAAGACACTAGAAAAAGTCATAGAAGCGGAACAGATGAAAGCATACAGCGCTTATCTTTCTGCCAGGTCATATATGGCATTCGTCATGAAACGGCGCGACATGAAATATGTGCTTTCAGCACTGCAGGCCGCGAAACCGATGATCGAGGTCGAGTATGAAAAACTCGATGGCGACGCGTATCTTTTGAACTGTCCGGACGGGACATATGATCTTTCGACAGGCATAAAAGGGCGGCATGAGCATAAGGCATCTGATCTCATCACGAAGATGACCGCCGCGCCACCGGGTGATTACGGTAAACAGATCTGGCTTTCATTCATTGACACGATCTTTCTTGGCGATAAGGAACTGATCGATTATGTGCAGATGATCGCCGGTATAAGCGCCATAGGCGAAGTCGACCTTGAAGCGCTTATAATCTCATACGGAGAGGGCAGCAATGGAAAGTCTACATTCTGGAACACTGTGGCGGGAGTCCTTGGAGATTACAGCGGGAGCATATCCGCTGATACGCTCACTGTCGGATGCAGGAGGAACGTAAAGCCGGAACTTGCCGAGGCGAAGGGCAGACGTCTGCTTATCGCGGCTGAACTTGAAGAAGGGATGCGTCTTTCCACATCGATAGTAAAGCAGCTTTGTTCCACAGATAAAATCTCGGCGGAAAAGAAATATAAGGATCCTTCCTCTTTCACTCCAAGCCACACGCTCGTCCTTTACACGAACCACCTTCCAAGGGTAGGAGCAATGGACTCAGGTACATGGAGGAGGCTCATCGTTATCCCGTTCAATGCCAGGATAACCGGAAAAAGCGACATCAAGAATTATTCAAGATACCTTTTAGATAATGCTTCCCCATACGTGATGAAGTGGATCATCGAGGGCGCGAAAAAGGCGATAGATGCCGGATTCAGTTTTCGTGAGCCTGAATGCGTAAGGGAGACTATTGAAAAATATAAAGATGACAGCAACTGGCTCGAGCATTTCCTTGATGACTGCTGTGACATCGGAGAAGTATGCAGTGAAAGATCCGGGAAACTGTACGAAGAGTACCGTGCGTACTGTCAAAGGACAGGAGAGTTCACAAGGAGCACAACGGAGTTTTATGCGGCAGTAGAGCAGCGAGGCTTCGTGCGTGTGAAGAAAAGAGCGGGAATCATCATACTTGGCTTAAAACTAAGGCTTACGGACTTTGTTGAATAGAAAGTGTGCAGGTGTGAGCAGGTCTTATATAAAACCCCCTTTAGGGCAAAAATTTCAGAAAAAAACGCTATAGGGAAAAGTTATGTAATGACTTGCAATGACCTGCACAAGTGATCATGTTGAATGGAAAATGCGCAGGTGTGTGCTGGTCTTATATAAAACCCCCTTTAGGGCAAAAATCTCAGAAAAAAACGCTATAAGGAAAAGTTATGTAATGACCAGCATTGACCACCGCAGCAGAAAGGAAAAGAGCATGAAAGAATCAGAATTAGAACGCAGATTCACGGATACGGTAAAGCATAAAGGCGGTCTTGCGCTGAAGTTTGTTTCACCGGGCTATGACGGGATGCCGGACAGACTGGTGCTGTTTGAGAACGGCAGGATGGGATTCGTGGAAGTAAAGGCACCCGGGAAAAAGCCACGGCACCTTCAGGCCGCACGACACAGGATGCTTCGAATGATGGGATATAAGGTATTCGTCCTGGACAGCGAGGACGATATGGAAAGGATGGCAGATGAAATACGAACCGCATGATTATCAGATATACGCAGCTGAATATATAAAAACACACCCGGTCTCGGCGGTTTTCCTGTCGATGGGACTTGGCAAGACATCGATAACGCTCACGGCGCTTTCTGATCTGCTGTTCGACAGCTTCGTGATACACAGGGTACTTGTGATAGCACCGGTAAGAGTAGCGAAGTTCTCATGGCCGGATGAATTAAAGAAGTGGGACCACCTGTCATACCTCACATACGCGGTCGCGGTCGGGACACCGAAAGAAAGGGCGGAGGCAGTGCAAAAGGGCGCTGACATCACGATCATCAATCGTGAGAATGTCCAGTGGCTCATAGAAAAGAGCGGTCTTGGATTCCCGTTCGACTGCATAGTGGTCGATGAACTTTCATCTTTCAAGAACCACCAGGCAAAGAGATTCAGGTCACTGATGAAAGTGAGAGCCAAGGCGAGCCGCGTCATAGGACTTACCGGCACACCGTCTTCGAACGGACTGATGGACCTGTGGGCGGAGTTCAGGATACTTGACATGGGAGAGCGGCTCGGAAGATTCATCGGTCAGTACAGGACGGCATATTTCAGACCGGACAGGACGAACGGTCAGATCGTGTATTCATACAAGCCGCTGCCGGGGGCGCAGGAGCAGATATACGATAAGGTCTCCGACATCACGATCTCGATGAGGGCGGAAGAGCATCTTGCGATGCCGGAACTTATATCCAATGAGTATCCCGTGTTCATGTCTGATGCCGAAGCGAAAGATTACCATGAGATGGCTGAGAAGTTCGTGCTTGAACTTCCCGGAGGCGAGATAACAGCGGCAAACGCGGGAGTGCTGTCAGGCAAACTGTCGCAGATGGCAAACGGAGCGATATACACGGAAGACGGCAGGACAATAAACCTTCATGACAGAAAGCTGGATGCCCTTGAGGACATCATCGAATCAGCGAACGGCCAGCCGCTCCTTATAGCTTACTGGTACCGTCATGACAGGGAAAGGATAGAGGAACGGCTAAGGAAACTAGGCATTGACTACGGATGCCTTGATAAGGATGAAAACATTCGAAGGTGGAACAGAGGCGAGATGCCTGTAGCGCTGATACATCCGGCATCAGCAGGACACGGTCTGAATCTCCAGTCCGGCGGGAGCACCATCGTGTGGTTCTCTTTGACATGGAGCCTTGAACTCTATCAGCAGACAGTTGCAAGGCTGTGGCGGCAGGGACAGACATCGAACACCGTGGTAGTGATGCATCTCGTGACCAAAGGAACTATCGATGAACGTGTGCTGAAAGCGCTGTCGGCAAAGGATATATCACAGTCAGCGCTTATAGAGGCGGTCAAGGCAGACATCGGAGGTGAAAAAGATGCATGAGAACACAAGCGACCCGTATGAGAACCTGGCTAATGCAGTGGTCATAAAGGCGGCGAAGGATCACAGAAGAGCCGTATCTGCACTGAGGAGAAACAATAACAGCGAGAGAGCGAAGTATATGCTGAATGAAACGGATGGGTTCTTTCTTTCCGACTGGTTCACTGTGCTGACGGATCTTGACGGCGAGGTGCTCATGACGAAGATAAGGGAAGGAGCGTGAGCAGATGACCGCGAAAGAATACTTCAGACAGGCATACCGCCTGGATCAGAAAATAAACAGTGACCTGGAAGAAGCCGCCGCACTGCGTGAGATGGCTGAGACCATATCATCACCGCAGCTTTCAGAGCGTGTGCAGACATCAAAGAAACAGGACGCGCCGTTCGTAAGATGCCTTGAAAAGATAATGGATCTTGAAAGAAGGATAGATGAGGAGGCGGGTCTGCTGGTGGATCTCAAGAACGAGATGCGTTTCGTGATCTCAACAGTAGAAGATACGGACGAACGGATGGTTTTAAAGTACCGTTACATCCACAGTTACACCTGGGACAGGATAGCCGAGGAACTCCATGCCGATCCTAGGACAGTCAGAAGGTGGCACGGGAACGCGCTGCAGCATTGTGAAATGCCGGAAAATCCTGTGAAAATATGAAAAACGCCCGAAATGTCCGCAAATGTCCTAAGATGCCCACATGCCTTTTGTGTTATAGTATAATCAGGAAAAAAGAATGGAGACTGACCTCGCGGGGGAAACCTTGCGGGGTTTTCTTATGCAATGAAACGAGGTGGCATGGATGCCGAGAAAACCAAGGAAGCCCTGTGCCTTCCCGGGATGTCCGAGGCTTGTGGAAAGCGGCAGCAGATACTGCAGTGAACATCAGAAGGAAGAGGACAGACGTTATGAGAAGTACGGACGTGACCCGCACACGCGCCGCAGGTACGGAAGGGCATGGAAGAGGATAAGAGACAGGTACGTGTCAACCCATCCTTTGTGCGAGATGTGTCTGAAGGACGGAAGGTACGCGAAGACGGAAGAGGTGCATCATATCAAGCCGCTGTCAGAAGGCGGTACGCATGATGACGATAACCTAATGGCTCTTTGCAAGTCGTGTCATTCAAGGATACATGCGGAACGCGGGGACAGATGGAACAAAAGAAGATCAGATCATGCAGATGATGAGACCGATGAAAAATAATATTTCTCCGAGGGGAGGGGCGGTCTTTATCTCTGCAGACGATCCTGAGGGCAACGGTGCCGGGGTCACGCGTGCAAAAAACGCAATTCAAAGGCGGTATTGACTAAAGGAAGGAGTAAGCAGTGGCAAAAGACGGTACGAACAGGGGCGGCGCAAGGGTCGGGGCAGGCAGAAAGCCGAAGGCGCTGAACGACAAGATAGCAAAAGGGAAAGCCGCGACAATAATCGAACTGCCGGAACCGCCTGTGTTCTCCGGTGAGGATATGCCGCCGGTCAAGGAATACTTAAAAGCAAAGCAGAAGAACGGGGTAGACCTGTGCGCGGAGGAAGTATACAGGGAGACATGGAAATGGCTCAAAGAGCGCGGCTGTGAAAAAATCGTAAACACGCAGCTGATCGAACAGTATGCCATGAGCGTATCCAGATGGATACAGTGCGAGGAGTGCATATCCGAGTTCGGATTCCTCGCAAAACATCCAACGACCGGGAATGCCATCGCATCTCCGTATGTTTCAATGAGCCAGCAGTACATGAAGCAGGTCAATCAGATCTGGTATCAGATATTCCAGGTGGTCAAGGAGAACTGCGCATCGGATTACAGCGGGATGACACCGCAGGACGATGTCATGGAAAGACTGCTCAAGGCACGGAAAGGATAGGCGATGACGGCAACGGATTTCATAAAGATACTGAAAAGAAGACGCGGAGTACTTATCTCGCATCAGATAAAAACACTGAAAGGTCAGGCTCTTGCAGGCGATGTAGAAGGCGCTCGCAAGGGCCTTTATAAGATATTGAACGGGAGCGGCAGAAATGAAATTTGAAAAGAAAGATATCACTGAACTCATACCGGCGGAATACAATCCCAGGAAGGATCTGAAACCGGGTGACGAGGAATACGAAAAACTAAAGAAGTCACTGGAGCAGTTCGGCTATGTCGAACCCATCATCTGGAATGGCGGGACAGGGCATGTAGTCGGCGGGCATCAGAGACTGAAAGTGCTCATCGATATGGGCATGACTGAAGCTGACTGCGTGGTCATCGATATGGATGAAGAAAAAGAAAAGGCGCTGAACATCGCTCTCAACAAGATAAGCGGTGACTGGGACAGAGAAAAACTTGCTCTTCTTATTACAGACCTGCAGGGGTCTGACCTTGATGTTTCACTTACAGGGTTCGATGAAGATGAGATAGCAGATCTGTTCGCATCACAGGACGGAGCGGATGTGAAGGATGATGATTTCGACCTCACGGCAGCACTTGAGAAGGCATCGTTCGTGGAACGCGGTGACCTGTGGCTCGTCGGGAGACACAGGCTGTACTGCGGTGATGCAACGAACGGGGATGATGTGAAGACCCTCATGGACGGAAAGAAAGCGAACCTTATTGTGACTGATCCTCCGTATGGAGTTTCATTCAAGAGCAGCAGCGGACTCACCATACAGAACGATTCCATGAAAGGTGACGATTTCTATACATTCCTTTTCGAGTCATTCAAGAACATGGCGGATCAGCTTGAAAACGGAGGCAGCGCATACGCATTCCATGCAGACACCGAAGGACTGGTATTCAGGAAAGCATTCATCGATGCCGGATTCCACCTTGCCGGTGTATGTATCTGGGTGAAGAACAGCCTGGTACTCGGGCGCTCGGATTATCAGTGGCAGCATGAGCCTGTCCTTTACGGATTCCTTCAGAACGGAAAACACAGATGGTACTCGGACAGGAAACAGACCACCATATGGAATTATGACAAGCCTAAAAAGAACAGTGACCATCCGACATCGAAGCCGCTTGATCTTTTAGCATATCCGATAGGGAACTCATCGCAGGAGAACGGCATAGTGCTCGATACATTCGGGGGCAGCGGTTCCACGATGATGGCCTGTGAACAGATGAACAGGATATGCTGCATGATGGAACTCGATGAGAAATACGCATCGGTGATACTGAGAAGGTACGCGGAAGATACGAAAGATGAAGCAGACATCTTCTGCATCAGGGACGGAAGCAGGATACCGTATGCTGACCTTGTAAAAGAAGTGGAGGGCAGAGATGTGCAAAATGACGCTTGGAAGTCTGTTTGACGGATCAGCGGGATTCCCTCTCGGCGGGATGCTCTGCGGGATAACACCGGTATGGGCATCGGAGATAGAGCCGTTTCCCATAAGGGTAACGACAAAGCGTATCCCGTTCATGAAACATCTGGGAGACATATCGAAGATAAAAGGCTCTGAAATAGAGCCGGTTGACATAATCACATTCGGATCGCCATGCACTGACATGTCCGTGGCAGGCAAAAGAGAAGGACTGACGGGGAAACAGTCAGTGCTTTTTTATGAAGCCGTCCGGATAGTCAGGGAAATGAGGGAGAAAACCGATGGAAGATATCCGAAATACATCGTGTGGGAAAACGTCACAGGAGCGTTCTCCTCGAACAAAGGAAAAGATTTCAGGGCAGTCCTTGAAGAGATCGCACGGATCAAATCAGCAGACATATCAGTTCCTGCTCCTGAAAAATGGAACAGGTCAGGATGCATCATGGGAGATGATCTCTCCATCGCATGGCGAACATTCGATGCTCAGTACTGGGGAGTGCCCCAGAGAAGAAGACGTATCTACCTTGTCGCAGATCTTGATGGAAGGCGTGCCGGAAAAATACTATTTGAGTCGGAAGGCGTGTCAGGGTATTCTCACGAGGGCTTCAAAGCGTGGCAAAGAACTGCCGGAAGTATTGAAAAAAGCGCTGATATCACAGGCTGCATGTGCCTGAACGATCAGGGCGGAGAGCGAATGGATGTGACGGAGGATATGACTGCAACGCTTCGCGCCGCGGCTAATCATCCGCCGCTGGTTTTCGAGAACCATTCGCAGGATTCAAGGTATACGGGACCGCTAAGTAAATCACAGACTGTGCTTGCAACATTCGGGACAGGCGGGAACAATCAGCCGCTCGTTATGCAGTCAGCAGGTTTCTGCACGGAGCATTCTGAAAAAAGCCGGAGCATCGGGTATGAGAAAGAAAAATCGCCTACCCTCAGGGCAGGAATTGTGCCGGCGGCGATGCAGGTGTTCGGGATCTGCTCGGACGGCAGCAATTCCATGAGATCTGATAATCCGAAGTCAGGTATATATGAGGCGGAGACTTCACGCACCATAGACACGGGAGGCGGCAATCCGGCATGCTGTCAGGGCGGGATGGCAGTAGTCGCAGTCCAGGGTTCCATGATAGGAAGAAAAGACGGGAACGGTCCAAAAGGTGACGGAGTAAATGAAAAGACCGGATATACCCTGAACACTGTTGACAGGCATGCCGTTGCATACGGCATAGACCGTGCGGCTTTCAATCAGGGACAGAATGCAAAGTATGATTTTGCTGTCGAAGAAGAAAAAGAACCTACCATAGTTGCGAGAGGACCGGGCGCAGTCGCTGAAGCCAAGACACTGAAGATCCGTTCAGGAAAGGACGGCGGAGGCAAAGGCGCGCTTATCCAGAATGATAAGTCGGCAACGCTGTCATGCAATAACGACCAGACATTGTTTCAGCCGAGGTATTCTGCTAACAAGGCATCTTTTTTCATGAAAGCGGAAAAGGATGTGGCGGGAACACTGGTTGCGACAGATTATAAGGATCCGCCGCTTGTGAACGAGACGGAATATATCGTAAGAAGACTTACACCGACAGAGTGCGCAAGGCTGCAGGGATTCCCGGACTGGTGGTGCAGTGACCTCGGGACGGAAGATGTGACTGCGGCGGATATCCGGTTTTGGAGAGAGGTCTTTGAAACACACAGAGTCATAGTGACCGGCGCATCAAAACCAAAGACGGACAAGCAGATAGTGAAGTGGCTGAAAGACCCGCATTCTGATTCGGCGGAATACAAGATGTGGGGCAACGGTGTTGCTCTGCCGAATGTTTGTTTCGTGCTTGCGGGCATCGTACATTATTCTTCGGAATAAGTGCAGATAACCCTTGCTATATGTGGCTTTTAGAGTGATATATGTATGTACAAAAAGAAAGGCTGCAAAAGCAGGGAGGTAAAATCAATGAAAGCAGAATATAACTTAAAGGGAAAAGAGAGGAAGAGCCTGGTCGATGCTATTGCAAAGATCACGGCATGCGAACCTCAGTACAAAAAAGCGCCGACATTCGAGTACACGGTCGGTGATTTCACTGTCGATAAGGAAGGCACGGTAATTTCAGATGATGCGGATGCACTTGACCATCTCAGGCAGGACCTTGCCGCAGACGGATTCATGGCTTCGGATGACGGAACTGAAATGCAGAAGGACGATATAGTCATATCGCTTCCGTTTTCAGGCTTTACAGAAGAGGAACTGGATAAACTGGAACAGCTCATCGCATCAAAGGAAAGCCTTATCAAAGCGGCATTTGGCACAGATGACCTTACCTTGATAAAAGACAATGACAGAGTATCATTCAACTGGTTCCACGACACCATCGATGCAGATCATGCCGCGGCCTACACTGATTTCGTTTCGGCACTTGCGAACACCGCAAAGGCGCAGAAGAGGATCACCGCAAAGGATAAGCCGGTCAGCAATCAGAAATACGCATTCAGGTGTTTCCTGCTGAAACTTGGATTCATCGGCGACGACTTCAAAAGAGACAGGAAGATCCTGCTTGAAAGACTGAGCGGTTCATCCGCATTCAAAGGAGGCGCTGACGATGAGATTTCCAAGTAGAGAAACTGTCGAAAAGGTAAAAAAGGAATATCCGGCAGGCGCAAGAGTGGAACTTGTGCATATGGATGATGTGCAGGCACCGCCTAAAGGCACAAAGGGTACCGTCAAGGGTGTCGATGATACTGGGTCAGTAATGGTTGCATGGGACAATGGCAGCGGACTCAATGTGGTATACGGAGAAGACTTCTGCCGGAAACTCGACACGGTCACCACCATCTGTTACGGAAAAGAGCGGATGTGGGATTCAAGGGACGAGGCGCTTGCCTTTTTCCTGGAGGGCATGACGATGAGCGAAGGCAGTGAGCAGGCAAGATACACCGCGATATATATGAAGCTGATGGCGGGAGCAGAGGTGGCTGACGATGACGAGTGAAGTACGTGACCAGATACTGAAAGTCAGAGACACCGGACTCACTAACATGTTTGATGTAAACGCGGTTCAGCGTATAGCGTTCGGCATGGATCTGTTCGACCTTGCCATATATCTTGATGACCGGGAAAACCGTAGGGAATACACCCGTTTCATCATGACAGGAGATACAGAATAAATACATCATTATCTACAGAAATGACTTGCTATCATGTGCTTTCAGAGTGATATATAGACTACGAAAAGAAAAGCACGAAGCAAGGAGGTAAGGATATGTGGAGTGAAGGAACTATAGGGATACCTGAAAAGGACAGCAATGGGAAAACCATATGCCATTACTGGGTAAAGCATTTTGAAGAACCGAGTCATTTCGGCATAAACGAGGGCAGGATAAGCAAACTAATGATAAAGATAAACGGTCAGGTCACATGCAGCTATGACAGAGGATGGGACATCGAGCCGGAAGATGAGCCGACATCGATTGCTTACATGATACTGCTCCAGAAATACAACTAGCGGTTACAGAGGAGATATGATCCGAAAGGGTCTTCTTCTCGTTGCAGGAAGGTACGGGCGGGAGGAGGTACTTTGCGAAAACTGAAGAAATATAAACCTACAGGATTCATGGCAAAAGAATCCCGTTATGATAAGAAGGCTGCGGATTACGCGGTCTCTTTTATTGAGTGCCTCTGCCACACCAAAGGCACCTGGGCGGGTAAGCCATTCGAACTGATCGACTGGCAGGAGAGGATAATCCGTGATGTTTTCGGGGTTCTCAAGGAAAACGGATACAGACAGTTCAATACCGCATATATAGAGATACCAAAGAAGATGGGCAAGAGTGAACTTGCTGCTGCGGTAGCTCTTTTATTATGCTGCGGGGACGGGGAAGAAAGAGCCGAAGTCTACGGCTGTGCAGCTGACCGCCAGCAGGCATCCATCGTATTCGAGGTGGCTGCCGACATGGTGCGTATGTGTCCTGCACTGAATAAAAGAGTCAAGATACTGACTTCACAGAAAAGGATAATCTTTCATCCTACAAACAGCTTCTACCAGGTGCTTTCCGCAGAAGCATATTCAAAGCATGGCTTCAATATTCACGGGGTTGTGTTCGATGAACTACATACGCAGCCGAACAGGAAACTGTTCGATGTAATGACGAAAGGTTCAGGTGATGCGAGGATGCAGCCATTGTACTTCCTTATAACTACCGCCGGCACTGATACGAACAGCATCTGCTATGAAACTCATCAGAAAGCGAAGGACATACTGGAAGGCAGAAAGATCGACAATACTTTTTACCCGGTCATATATGGCGCGGGTGAGGAAGATGACTGGACAGATCCTAAGGTATGGGAGAAAGCAAATCCATCTCTTGGGATAACCGTGGGCATCGACAAGGTAAAGGCGGCATGTGAATCAGCAAAGCAGAATCCGGGTGAAGAGAACTCTTTCCGGCAGCTCAGGCTGAATCAGTGGGTGAAGCAGTCTGTAAGGTGGATGCCTATGGATAAGTGGGATTCATGCGCATTCCCTGTCGATGAAGATTCGTTGAAAGGCAGAGTCTGTTACGGCGGACTCGATCTTTCGTCCACTACTGACATCACTGCTTTCGTACTTGTCTTTCCACCGGAGGATGAAGATGACAAGTTCATGCTGCTGCCGTACTTCTGGATACCGGAAGAAACACTAGACCTTCGTGTAAGGCGCGATCATGTGCCGTATGATGTCTGGGAAAAACAGGGAATGCTCAAGACCACGGAAGGCAATGTCGTTCATTACGGTTATATCGAGAAGTTCATCGAAAGCCTGGGAGAGCAGTTTAACATCCGTGAAATCGCATTCGACAGATGGGGAGCAGTGCAGATGGTACAAAACCTGGAAGGGATGGGGTTCACGGTCGTTCCGTTCGGACAGGGATTCAAGGACATGAGTCCTCCGACAAAAGAACTTATGAAACTCACGCTTGAAGGAAGGATCGCACATGGTGGTCATCCGGTACTCAGATGGATGATGGACAACATCTATATAAGGACAGATCCTGCCGGCAACATCAAAGCTGATAAAGAAAAGTCCACGGAGAAGATAGATGGCGTGATTGCGTCGATAATGGGACTCGACCGTGCAATACGGTGTGGAAATGATACATCAGAGTCCGTGTACGATACCAGGGGCCTTTTAGTGCTGTAAGGGGAAACATTAATAATTCCGAATAATCGTCAGACTATTGGAACGCTGTAAAAGCTGTGGTATATTATCCGTACCGAATTTGAAAGGTAAGGGAATGCCATATGCTTACATATAAAGAAATCGAGAACATCGTTGCATGCGCGATGGAAAAGTACAGGAAAGAGAATGCCGCGACTGGATGGAACAAAGAAGATCTGCAAAATGCCATCAATGATCTCGGCGGCGATAAATCGGACCTTTACCGTGCGATGTCTGCAGCAATGGACATCTGCATTGGAAATAAGGAAGAAAACGAACACATACTTTCATAAGTAAATAAGGGAATATCTTTTCAGAGCATCTACCGAAAAACGGCAGGTGCTTTTATTATGTCCATTTTTGGGACAAAGGAGGTGCCTATGAGCATTTTTAGCGGTTTATTCAGATCAAGGGACAAGCCTGAG